GTAATGCTTTTGCATCCCACATTGAGTTTGTCTTACTGCTCATCAAAGAAGCATATGAGGGTATTGAGCCAACAGAGTCCCAAATGAATAAGATAGGCTGTTGTATTTCGCCTTCCTCTTGCAAGTTAAGCAAATCATTCATGCATAATGCAACATCCTCAACACAGCAATAGTTCCTCTTTTTACTTACCCTTTTACCTTGTGCATGGTCAAAGTCACCGTATTTCTCTGCTAATATCTCACTATCATAGTATAAAAAGTTCTCACCATTATATTCTATAACACGATTTTCAGTGGTATAAGTAATCTCTCCAGTTTCTGTGTCAATATGTTCAACTTCAACATCCCCATAAATTGGTTCTGCCTTAACGCCACAGTCTATTGCAAATTGCCAAGAGAAGTTATTCTCAGTCTCGAAAAGAACAATCAAGCATCCTTTCTTTTGTGCTGATGCAATAAGGCAATTCTTAAGAAGTGACTTACCCGTATTAGAATGTCCATATATTAATGTGGTTACACCCATTGGAATTCCTGGTAATTTTGTTGCTTCCACAAATGCTTCTGGCATTGTTATAAACTCTTGTGGTTTATCTGCTGATGACACCACCATATTTGTTTTCGATACTGTTAAACCTAATTTTGCTTTCAATGCGCTAATGTCTGGTTTCTTAAATTCCTTTTTCTTAATTGGTTGTTTCATAAATTAAAAATTTTACTTAAAACTTTATTTTCCATATTTTAAAAACTTTGTATTATATCATTACAATCTACGCAATATGCCATATTATTATGACCATCATATGCTATAACTTGATTAAAAAATGTATTTTCTTGAACAACACCTTCAATAACTCTAAAGTTGAATGGATTCTCCCAACGGTCTCTGTAATCATCATACCATTTGAACTTAATTAAAGTTCCTTGCTTATATGTTCTTTGAAGTCTCATATTATCATTTTTTATTCAAAATTTCTCTTAACAAATCAAAATGTTCATTTTTCTCAATATACTCCTTAATATTAATTGTTTCTTGAATTTTCTTTCTATTAAAATCATAGAAAGCTTTTTGCACTGTTCTAAAAAAAACATTTCTAATATATTCTTCCATTCCAGTAACTTTAAACTTACATTTCAGAAACGCCTTATGGGGAGAAATATTTTTCAAATTCATTAACTTTATATACGCATTACCAATATCTATGATTTTTTCTTCATCTTGTTCAATATATAAAATTTTATCAAGACGCTTTATGAATTTAGCAGCACGTGTTATTCTCCAAAACAATGGCATATCCTTCAACATTTTTCTAAATGTACTTGGATTGATTTCTTCATGTTGTCTTATATATTCATATAATTCATTTGCTTCTGAAATTATTTCATTTTTATCTAGCATATATAGATTAGGAGATAAAAACATAGAACTTGAATCACTGCTTCCGTTAGCCACAACATCCATCATATTTCCGTATCTTTCACTAGATATTTTTGCTCTTTCTATAGAAGCGTTATTAGAAATACAAATATTATAGTATCTAAAAGCATGATGTATTTCATGTGTCATTTGTTTCAAGAATTCATTTTTACTCTCTAATGTATTCAGTTCATTATCTTTAATTCCTATCGTGAAATTAGCATTCAATAATTTTAAATCTTTAGAAATTTCAATATTATCATAGTTTCGTTTAAAATAGCTCCCATGATATTTATTACCCTTTCTTCCAGCTAATACTGAAACGCTAACTGTTTTTATGAAACAATCTTGCCTTAAAGAATAATCATTAAGTCTATAGATTAAGTAAGAAAAATCAGTATCATAAGGCATTCTTTCGATATTTAACATTGCTTCATATATTTCTTCTGCAATAGAATAATAGCCATCTACAATACCTTGACTTTCCATTATTTGAAGTAATAATGGTGATTCTCCTTTGAAAGAGTTTTGCTCTGTTAGCATTATTTCTTCACATATATCATCAATAGTATATTCATTTATAAAATTAACTTTATTCATTTTCTTTCATAATTTTATCTCTTATCTTATTCTTCCAACACTTCCTACAAATTGCCTTATACTTATCGTTTCCACCAATTTCAACTTGAGAACCCTCAGTGATAATCTCACCATTCTCATCAAATCTTGCATTGATGGATGATTTTTTCTCACCGCATTCACAAGATGACTTGATTTCCTCAAGGTCATCAGCAATCTCGAAAAGCCGTTTGGAACCTGGAAACAAATGTGATTGAAAGTCAGTTCTTAACCCAAAGCACATAACATTAATATCGAGGAAATCCACAACATCAGATAATTGGTCAACTTGTTCCTCTGTAAGGAACTGTGCTTCATCCACTATAACCCATTTAAGAGTTTCCAATTGAGATGCCAATACGTTTCTATACGCCTTGATTGCCTTATACAGATTGACATCTTCATCTATCATGATGCATTTGCGTTCAAGACCAGCTCTAGAACGAATGACACCCTCACCATCCCTAGTGTCTAGGGATGGCTTGAGTACCATAATTTGAATATTATTTTCTTCTAGATTATAAGCTGTTGAAAGGAGGTTGAGGGATTTTCCTGAAGACATTGGACCGTACAAATATCTCAAATGTGCACTCATTTTTTAATATCATTAATCATAGAATCAAAATCATAATAGGTTGATTCTTTATCTTTACAATAATTTTTGAACATGTTTTCGTCAGTAAAATAAAATATCTTTATTCCATTCTCTTTACATAACTTATTTTTCAGCAAATCATTTTCATGTATTTCATCATATCTATTTATTCCCCTAATTTTGATATTAGTATAATGTTGAACTCCTTGGCACTCAATCGCAACATTATAATCTGGAAGATAAAAATCTAAATACATATGTCCATCTTTGACTAGCCAATCATAAGTTTTTTCTTTTTCAAATATTATTTTATTCTCACGTAACAATTTTAAAACTTTATTTTCTAATTGAGAATTTCTACAATGGGGACATCCATTACCACTCAAGTGCGAATTAGGCTTTTGAAAAAAAGACCCATGTTCTATTCCGTTTTTGTATTTTTTATGACAAATTATTTCTACTTTAGTTCTTGTGTTTTTATATTCAGTTTTTGAATAATCATATTTATCGCCATGAACTTCTTTTGCTTTACTTACAAAGTTTTCTGTAGTAATTCTACCCCTACTATCCCAAACATGTTCACAAGCACATTTTTGACACCCGTTTCCATTTAAATGGTCGTTTGATGTTTGCATAAATTCGCCATGTTTTGGACAGATTATACAAACTCTACCTTTTGCCCCTTTATATTCTACCTTAGAATAATCATACTTATTGCCATGAACCTTTCTTGCTTTTTTAATAAAATCTTCTAAATCATGTACTAAGCCTTTACATTTATAGCAGCCTTGCTTTAAATTAATATGATTATTAGGATTTTGCCAAAATTCACCATGAATAGGACAGATGATACAAACTTTTGTTTGCGAATTTACATATTCTACCTTTGAATAATCGTATTTATCACCATGAACTTTTCTAGCTTTCTCAATGAATCCTTCTGTGGTCATTTTTTTAGTACCGCCACAACTTGGACATCCAATACCTCTTAAATGTGAATATGGTATTTGCCAGAATTCACCATGAATAGGGCAAACAATACAAACCTTTGAACGACTACTCATGTATTTTACTTTAGAATAATCGTATTTATCTCCATGAATTTTTCTAGCTTGTTCAATGAACTCTTCTGTAGTTATTTTTTTCATAATACTCTATATTTTATTATAAATATCTTTAACCACAGAAAAGTTATACATCAAACCATAATAAAATTTTAATTTACAATTCATATTGATTTTCGTAACATTGCCTATTATTAGAACGGGAGGTCATCACCATCATCTTCCTCATCCTTCACATCATTTCCATCTATTATGTTCACGCCACTTGACTCTGCGATGTCAGAGAAGTCTTTTGTTGGTGTTGTGAGGTTTTCTTCAATTCTCTGTTGTTCAGCTTCTTCCTTGAGTTTATCAAGTTCTTCCTTATCAACATACTTATTCTGGTTCTTATCAAACATTGGGACTCCTCCCATTGCTATAATTTCCATATATTCATAAGGCTTAACTGTATATACCTCATCCCATCGCTTATTGTCGTGAATCCACTTTTCTCCAAGTTCAAAGTCTTCTGAAAGTGGTGATGGAACACCAGCATCAATAATTTGGATTGCTGTCTTATTATCTGAGGTTCTTGTTAATGTAACGATGAGGTCAAGACCATTATTAAGGTCGAAGATGCTATAGGTATTACCTTTCTTTGCTGCTGCCTCTGAGCGAATCTTTGCAAGGTTATAAATCTTGTCATAGACTCCATCCTTTTTCTTTGAGGAGTTGAAGAGCCAAAAC